ATTGTCTAATTTAACTTCTAAATTATTCACTCTATTATTGAGCCAATTCATATTATCAATTAGTTCAACATTTTGTTGAGTAATGCTTTCTAATTTATTGATGTTGATTTCCATAAATGATTGCATCTTTAATTCTATGTCTGCATTATTCTCAACATTAAGTAAATAAGTTCTAACTGATTTTGCTATTAAACTATCTCTCAAAAGCATGCCCAATCTTAGGATACCACGCCTTGGTATTATAGTTAAAGCAGAGGCTCTTTCCCCAATAAATGACTGATGGGGTAATCCCCCATTGGTCAAAAAGTCTTTAAATTCCTTTAATTCTTTACCTTTAAGAACTTTTAAACCATCTGATTCTAATTCTTCTTTATTATTTCTAATATGATATAGAATAGTTTCCTTGTCTACTTCATAATAGGAGGCCACCATTTCGGTTGTAACATTTGTTTCGTCAGGAAGTAAAATTAGTCCCTTTACTTTATTTAAAACTTCATTCATTCTCTCATCAGTTGCATTACTTACCATTTGATCTCTCATTGACTTAGATTCCACTAACATTAATTCATTATTACTATTATTTTCCATTTTAAAACAACCTTCTTTCTTTAAATTTATTTTTTATAATTCTTGATAATATTTCTAAGTAATTCACTATCTCTAAATAGATAAACATTTCTTCCATCATTTTTTGCATCAATCCTAATACTGTGCATAGGAAATCCATTCATTAAAATAAATCCGGCTAACCTTTGTGAAAAACAATTGTATAATTCCATCCTCTCACCTCCCTTCAATAAAATTAGACATAATAAAAGAGAGATCATCAAAATGACGATCCCTCAAACCCTACTCTTAAGCCACTTTTAAAACTCAATATTCATAACCCCATCAAACTGGAATTTTATTTTATTTGATATATAAATGGAATTTAACTACTTATTACTCTCACTTACAGTCAACCTCATAATATAAACACTCCAAATCACAACACCTATAATTATAGAATATATCATCATATTATTTTTATCCTATCTCCCAGTATTAAAAATTCTTGTTAATTTGCCATTTTCAAACCTTACTCTAGTAACACTTTCCGACCCACAATATCACTACTCGCATAAAAAGCACTCTATTTTGAGTCAGAATTATCTGTTTGACCAATTGTGCCACTCTCATTTTTTGAATCGCTTAGAAGGCTTGTATTTTGTGATTTTTCTAATATGGTTGATGTAGTTTCTACTATATTTTTCTTATTAAACAAATCAACAGTAAAACTTGACCCTTTACTGGCTAAAAATCCTGTGACCGCAATATCAACAATCCAATAAAGCACATCATATCCAATTTTAAATTGATTCACCAAATCAACAAAATTATGAGCAGGAACAAAACCTAAAGGTTGTAAAATACTAGTGCCTGTAACTAAAGATAAAATCATAGCAATAATTACACTAGCTTTTTGAGTGTTCTTATCAGAAATCACTTCTTTATATACTTGTGTTATTCCAAGGGTTAGGGTACTAAGCATCATAAAACTTTGTAATGCCGTTGCAATATCCATTTAATACATCTCCTTATTATTATATTTTAATTATTTACGTGTAAGCATATAAACCAATGCAGAACATAATCCAGTAATCATAGTTGTTAACCACCAAGGCACTCTGGCTGTCCAATTTGTTTTTTGATCATTTAACTGAGTTGTAAGAGATGTTATCTGAAGAGTAATATTCTCAACAAATTTGTCAATTTTCTTATCAAAATTCTCCCATTTTTGATTTTGTGCTTCTTCATATCCCGAACGCCATTTTTCAAGAAGGTCAACTCTTTGTTGTAATAAAGCAAATTCAACTGTTTTTTGTATTTCTTTATCTTCCTCGATGCCCATATTATTTAACACCTCTTTCAATTGATTTTTCACTTGACTTCTTGCCCCTTTCTGATATAATTCAGACAAGTCTTACAAAGTTAACGCTTTGTAATTCCCAAATGACAGTCCAGATGGGCAATATCTGGCTGTCAAATACATAAATAACTTAGTATAAATAAAATTTAATAAAAAATTTAATAAATTAAAAGAGGTGTAAAATTAATTACACCTTATTGAAGTGTTTAATAAAATTATAAATAGTAATTATTTAAGCAAGTTCTAATCTCTTAGTCGCATATCCCAATTTTATAATCTGTTTAATTACCTCATCTGCTTTACTTTCTAATACTCTAACAGATAAATAAATATCCTTATCATCTTTTGTTTCTTTTATCGTATCTGACACTTTTTGTACAGTTCCTTCCTTAATATTATTTTTTAATTCAGCAATCTTAACATTAATAGCATTACATAGTTGTTGCCATGTTTTTCCCATTCTCTGCAAGTAATTGTACGGATCTGTATGGTCTATGCCTTTATACAATGACCTTAATCCATTATGTGACCATACATTATCATCAACATTCCAATTATGACGAATACATAAATCTGCGACAAACCAAACTGTTTTATTCCATACAATATCAAATTGATTTTTGTCGTTTGTTTCTGCCATTTCAATGCCTAACCATTCTCTGTTGCCCTGCCAACTTCCAGTGTGCCATGCTATTTCATTCTCAGGGATTAACTGAAGAATATAATCATCAATCCAATCTGCAATGAAATGGACAGATGATTGTCTATCTGCATTATTCCAATAATTATAATGATTAAGAGAAGTCGCTCCAATATTGGCCGTGCTGTGCAAAACTATACCTTTTAGATTAATAAAAACCTCTTTGGGTCTATTATTTGAAATAAACTGCTGTTTAATATGAAAACTCATTATTTACCTCCTGTAGTTAATTTTCCCTCTCTAATGCTTTTAAACGCTTCAATTTACTGCGTTTTTAAATATATAAAACTATCAAACCTACTTTTTATTTATTTATATTTTCGTCATATTCTATAGAATCACGGCAATGATTCTTATCTATTAAATTCAATAACCCACAAATAAATCTACATAAACAACAATCTTTTTTGTTTATTAAGTGTTTTCCCATACGTGAAGATATTGTTTCATCTTCATCACCAAATATTAAAGCATTCGCTCTTTGATCTATTGCAATAAAATTATTTTTAATATATTGATTCAAATTTTTATCTTTTAATAATAAGAAAATTAAAGTCAAACACATTATCAATAAATCAAAAAATAATAGTATAATTATAAATGGGGCAATTAATATAAAAATAAAATATTTTTTCATTTAAATCACCTCCAGTCAATATAAGAGAGAAGAAACAAATCTTCTCTCACAAAATACAATCTCTATCAAACCAGTATTTTATTTTACCAAACTATCAAATTAACATCGTTAACCGTCTCTAATGCCGGAATAACCCTCAACTTAAAATCAAAATATCTATAAATATTATTTGTTTTAAATATTTTAGCCTCTTCAAATAATTGCATAAACTGAGCTTTTGTGTGAGTTTGTACACCAACATCTTTTGTAGGCCAATCTATAGATGTAATAGAAGTATCCACCATAAATGACAACATTGCATCACTCATATTTTGTTGATATTCCATATCAAATTTATATTGATGTTCTACCCCGCCTAAACAATTACTTACAAACCCACCCAATATCACTTGATTACAAGCATTATTAAGTTCAATGATTTTATTTTCTTTAGCATTTTGAAGTTCCACTTCTTGGTCAATCACTTTGCCCTCAGTCCATCCATCATTACTTTCATTCCTTTTAGGAATTGAGAATTTACCGTCTTCTGGTCTATCCTCGGCACAACCTTCGGGTAATTCTACATCATCAGGAATATGATCAACACACAAAAACAACCTTGTCTCTAAATCAAATCTATAAACTTCTTTCATTATTTATCACCCCGCTCCTTTGTTTTTACTGCTCTGCCCGGTATCTTATCTGAATATTAAATGAAACATTAGACCCAACAGTAGGCACAATAGTTCCATCTGTACTCACTTTAACTTCACCAAATAAATCATTTGAAGATGCAGTAAATCTAAGTGTTTCCTTTGGTCTTAATCCAACAGGCATAACCCACGCCGTCTGACCAATTGTTCCACTCTTGATTCTCCCTTTAATATTTACCCACCCAAAATCATCTAACATATATCCCGCTACCGCATCAGTTCCTCCATAATTTACCCATGAGTTCAAGAGTACAGGCGCAATATAATTCCCTTGATTTTTATTAGCCTTACCCCTCTCAACAACACTAACCCTAGTCTCAATCTCCGCAACTTTCTCCACAGTATGACCTAAAACAGTATGGTCATTTGTATCATAAGTTCCTGTCGCCGTTAGAGCATTTGTGGTGTAGAGGTATTTGTCTAAGACTTCGTAGGTTACTGAGTAGGATGCTGTTGGGTCGAAGAGTGCTATTATGGTATACACTCGTTCGGTTCCGTAGGAGTCAACCATTGGTTGAACTACCCAGTTATTATCTGGCAAGTTATCTTTGTATACTTGTATTATTTTAGAAATCCTATACTTACACGGGTTATATATAAGCGGAAAAGTAGAATTTATATAAACTCTACCATCAGTGTGGGCAATTGGCACAACTTGTTCCCTAACAACAATACCTTCTTTAACTTCAAGCGTATTAGCACCTTCAGTGAGTGCTAAACTTCCTTCTGACTGAGTTATTTCTGTGGTTTGTGTAGCTAGGGAATAATATGCTAATGGGGTAGTTGGATTAACTCCTGCATTAAAAGTAATCGTATTATAGTTTTCACCAGTTTGTGTAAATTCTTTTTCTGTTCCTCCTAGTGTGGAAACCCTTAAATAAAATTCACCTGTCGAATCATCTACAATATATACTGTGTCAATTGTGGCAAAATATTTCAATGTTGCTACATTGGAAGCAATAGTTAATGCTTCATCGGTTATCAATTTTACACTCTTAACCATTTCCCCATTAATCTCCTCTAACGTCTCTCCATCACCTAATTTACATGGAAATACTTGGGAGGATGGGTCAGTGGATTCTTTATTTATGACAATCATAGGATTTTGTAGGACTTGATAACTATCAGCATAATCTGGGGGGATATAGTTTGGATTCTCAAATTCTGCTTGTGTAATATCATGAAACATTACACCATCAACGTAAGCATACTGATCAACTAAGCCTACTACGTTGATAGCGATGTCTATATTAGTAGTAGAGTCGATTTCAGATGGTTGTGTTTTTACAATGCTTCTCTGAAATGTTGTAGTTGAAGTTATGGTGTTACCATTCTTTATACTTACATCTCCAACGCAATTTGCATAAATGTTAATACTGGTGGCGTTTCCGTTTTTAACATACGCTGAAAAACAATAATATTTTGTTTTATCGTAATTAGTTTTAGTATTAAAAACCCCACCGCTTCCACCAGTACCACTAACAGTAATTTTAATCCCCGTGCTACCAACTACATAATTTGTAGTGTCTAAAGTATGAATTGAATCGTAATTAATCCACTTACTAACATCCTCACAATTACCATCTCTACCAAGCAAATTAACTAAAGTTTTACCATATATTTTTAGATTGTTAATAAATGTATCTCTGTCTGTCACAATCGCGTTTTGACCGTGGTTTAAGGTTAGGGGTTGGGTTTGGTTGGTGGCGATAAGTCCTGCTACTGTGTTATTTGTTGCCTCTAAAGCACTTTTATTTGCCTTCTCAACAGTACCCCCAGAACCTGATAAAAGTGTAATTTCATTGGAAGTTTCATTAATCGCAGACACTAAATTTGTCTTTTCAGTTGTAACTAAAGAAGACAAAATTCCAGTTGTAGTATCTACTTCAATTTTTGTATAGGCATCCGTAATTCCATAACCCGCAATCGTTGTAGATATATCTGCTTTAGCATTTTTTACTTCATTTATTGCTCCAACGACCACCTTGCTAGTTGTAGTAAGTGTTGTTGTATCTCCTACTTTATTATCTGCTAAATCATTTGTTGCATTTTGCAATTCAGCAAAATATAATTGACGAACTTTTTTTCCAGTCATATTGTTATAATCTGTAAAAATGTATGACAAACTGGGTCATCTCCTTTTTTAATTAATAAAAATAAATTATTTTAAAATGATTTATTTTCCCCATCTTGTAAAATAATTTAGGTATAATTTATATCTGTGGTTATCAATTGTTCAATATTTTGAATTATTTCTTCTAAAGGTGGAATTAATTGACCACTTTTAATTCTAAAATCTTCCACCCTTGAGATTTCAAAAATTCATCTCTACGTCTATCTTTCTGTTGATCTTTGTGCCAATACCATCCATCATATTCGATATCGATTTTTATATCATCAATAAAAAGAGCAATATCTAACGAGACATTGCTAAGTGGATAATTTAATTTTATTTCATATTTATTATTTAACATATTATTTAACATACCATATATTTCAAATTGTTGAGAAGAAGTAGGACATGTTCCATTTTTATAAAATGTTTGCTTTATTTTTTCTTGAATCTCTTTTGAACCGAAAACATTTTCTGTTCCATGAGTTCCATTTTAAATAAACCATTTGAGGTAAAACCAGCATCTGATCCTCCTTTATAAAACTAAAATAAAAACTCTCCGTAAAGAGTTTAATTAAATGTTATTTCTATTCGATTAAGGAATAATATAAAAATCTGGTGTTATTTGTTGCCAATTTTCTAAAACTGTTGTATTAATTGCTTTTAATAAAAACAAAGTATTGTTTATATCTGATCTAATACACATATCTCCAACTTTAACTCCAGTTAAAGCTAACATATTATCTTGACTATTTGCTGTAAAAGTATGTACATATGCATCTTTAATGTCTGCTTCAACTTCTGGTGCAATTACTGTATAATTTATTTTTCTTATAGTCATTTAATTATTTATCACTTCCTTTGTTATGAAATTATTATGGATTATGGGATAATAAATGAATCTGCAATAGGTAATGTACCTAATACAGTGACTGAAACTTCCGTTCCCAATGGCAATGGTTCATTAATATGAAATTTGTTATTATTTCCATCTGCAACTAAAATAAAATCTTCAATCTGATTAATAGAAACTCCCTGAACAGTTATAAATATTGTCGTATATTCTTTGTAAGTTCCACCTGTTAATACAAAATCTTGCTGATTTAATGTTGCAATAAATTTCTGATAAAAAGGGTCAGAAGTTTCAATATTTTGAACAATTGTTTGTAAATTACTTTCTACAGCTAAAGCATCGGATATTGTGGAAATAAGAGTGGTGTTTTTAGTAGTTGCAGTAGATATTGAACTATCTAAATCATTTTTAGTTGCTGTTCCAGCAGAAATACTAACATTAAGAGTTGTATTAGTATTATTGGCAGTTATATTTGTAGCAGTTAAAATATCGTTTGTATTGGTGGCATTTGTATTAGATAAATCTAATGCTGTTTTAGTATTTGTGGCATTATTATTACTGGCAATTAATGCATTATTTGTATTAGATGCAGTTGTATTTGTTAATATTAATGTGGTATTTAGAGTATTTCCTGTTGTATTTGTGGATGTTAAAGTTGAATTTGTATTAGATGCAGTTGTATTTGTTAATATTAATGTGGTATTTAGAGTATTTCCTGTAGATATATCTGATATTAATGAATTTTCCAATGTTATTGCGGTTTGTATAGCGGTAGCGAGTCCACCTAGAGAGATAATTGCTTGGCGACCATCATCTACAAGATTGCCCAATGTCTCCACCACTGTATATCCTTCATTTATAGTCCAAACCCTACTTGCGGGAAAATAATCACAACCGGTTCCATAATAATTAAACTGCAATTCTAAATTATTTCTACTTGGATGAAATGTAACTATTCCTAGAGAATAATCTACAATAAATTGATTTTCCGTTGGTAAATCCTTATCAATTTCAACCCAAGTAATATTTTGACCAGATACTATTACTCTATTAAAACTATCTGGGTTTTCAGCTAATATTGCTTTATTTCTTTCCACTAATATAGATTGTACGACTGGTATATACGGATCTAAAATATCTCCTTTTCGACGAGTGCTCAAAATTGGATCATTGAAAGTAAAACTACTCATAAGTTACCTCCTTTATAAACATAAGAAAAAAGAGGATAATAGATTTACCCTCTCATCACTAAAAAAACTAAATATATTAAAATTTTAAATCTCTTGTTACAAATTAGTTTACAGATTAAATAATTTAATTAAAATCGTATTGTATTAAGTCAATCCTATGATTATTATTTATTTTATTTCTTCTTGAATCGGTGAATTTAAAACTTGAATAATTTCACAATACGCAAATGCCTCATGACCCTTCAAATCGACTCTTTGTAGAAATGCAACTAAATTGTTTATAACTTGTTCGCTTAATTCATATTTCATTATTGTTACCACCTTTATTTTTATTTTCCATATTATTAAACAACTGAATTTATACAATTTTGTAAAGCTATAAGATAACTTGCATAAATAGAATTATTTGGACTCTGTAAACTTGGTAATGTTCCACTATATGTTAACCCATTGAAACCACTAATTGCCTGATTGAAAATCGTAGCACTAATTGAAGTTATACCTGAAACCACATTAGTAAATTCTATTGTTGGCAACCCTTTACTTACTCTTTTAGTATTAATATAACTAGTTAATCTATTCCAGTCAGATGCACTTATAACAACTATATTCCCAGAAACAGGAGTTGTACTCCATAAAAAACTTGCCATTTATAATGTCACCTCTTCTCCTCTGAGTCCTATTTTAAATCCTTGATATTCTTTTAATTCTAACTTTAATTCTCTAATAAAAATGCAAGTTGAGTTTCAGAACACAAACTTGCCACACGAATTACTTCCATATTATTTTATTCTCCCCTTAAATTCAAGAAAAGACTAATCAAATTATGATTAGTCTTCTACTAGAGTTTTAATTTTTTAATAGTTAATTTTAATCATATGGTTTCCACTGTAAAGTTAAAAACAAAATCCTCACTTAAAGTTTCTTTGTTTACACTTCTGATATTTTTACTAACTCTAATTTGATATTGTCCGTCAGGATAAAGCGAAGTATGATTAATTAATACTTTTTTGCCAAAAACAGTCGGTTTAATATTAAATTTACTCCATTTATTTAATTTTTTGTTGTATTTCCATAGCGTTATATTTTTCTTAACTGATTTTTGATCTACATTTTTACTGAACTCAATTGTCCATACTTTATCAGGTGATACAATTGTAGATTTGGGAATAGAAGCAAGTCTTATTTCATTTCTAGGAGCAGACAGAACTGAACTACTAAAAGCCAAAACAGATATTGGAGTTGAAATAATTAAAACTACAGATAGAATAACAAGGTAAAGTATTTTTTTCATTTTTAAAACCTCCTTATATTTACTAATTATAAACATTATATCAAAAATTAATAAATATTGCAAATATTATAATTATTAAGCAAATACTGCTATATTGCCAAGAGGAGTCCCATTATGATAAAGTGTTCCAGTATAATTAATGTTGCCCAAAACATCAAGATTATATGCGGCAGTAGTTTTACCTATTGCTACATTCCCACCATTAAAAAATGATGTCCCATTTGCATATAATTGAATTTTTTGGACTTGATTAATGTCAAACAATCTAAAAAGTCCTCCACTGTTAGAAGAATCAGCATCTCCAGACATAGCAATTCTAATTTTATTATTACTTCCATAAACATTCATTACTCCTGCACCTGTAGAGTTACCAATTCCCAAAGCAACTCTAACATACTGAGTTATATCAGAACCTTGTGGTGCATCATCATATAAAACCAAAGTTCCTGCTTTATTTTCACCAGTGCCATCTTCTGTACCAATTTTTGCATCAAGATTACCATTAATATCATAAATTAAAATCTTCCCTCCCAATGCATCTTGATAAACATCAGTAGTAATAATACTTCCTGTTTTTGCTGTCAGTCTTTGTGCAGTTACATTTAATGCATTAATATAACTAGCTGTTACAGTTCCATTTACGATACTTACTACATCACTACTTGTTGTTTTTGTGGCAGGATTATAACCAGAAGCAAAATTTGTCGTTGAGCCAACTGTAATTTGACTTGCAGTTAAAGTGCCATCAATATTTGCAGAATTAACATGTAAATTTGTTGCATCGATGTTTGTTGCTGAAATTGTTCCTAATTTAGTTGTAAACTTACTAAAATCAATTGTATTTGTAGAAGCATTAATTAATATATCTGTACCATTTACAATGCTTCCAGTAAGATTAATATTTCCACTAGTGTCTACATGAAAATTTGTTTGCCATGAGGGAGATGCATATGTTCCAACATTTTTTTGAATAGTCATTCCAGATGTTGCATTCAATATAATTTGCGATGTAAGGGTTGTAGAGAAATCTGTTTGCTGTATTGTTAGTCCATCTTGTGGAGAAAGAGAAATTCCATTGGAAACAACTCCTGTTGATGGTAATATTTCAAATACGGAACCTTTAATTTTTACTCCAGTTGAATCTACTACAAAAGTATGTTCTGTTGATCCGACACTAGAATCAATTGTTAAAGTATTACCAAGCAATATCTGTCCAACTAGTTTTTGTGCATATACTCCCGTAGCATCTATGGCTGTAGAAAAAGTATTTCCTCCCGTGTTTGTAATTCCCAAAACTCCATTTGTTGCTCTTATAAATTTATTTGGATCAGCGGAATCATATATGGTCAGTCCCCTAGCATCCATCGTAACAGAATTATGTACGGCCCCCACAATAGAATTTTTAGCACTATCCCAACTATTATTTAATATATCACTTACACTATTCTTCACACTTCCAATATTATTCCATTGTGAAGCACTATTGTTTACAGTAGTCGATGTACTAATTGCTGAATATAAATTCTTATAGAATTTTTGCTCATCACTCAAAACTAAAGTAACATTTGCAATAGTCAATGACACAGACGCACTCTCATAATTAATAGTGAATTCTACAATTTTACACTTGATATTTATATTTAATTTCGGATAATAAACTGAACACCAATCCCCTAAGTTTAATTTATTCCAATTATTCTGTTCCTCTAATACTTCTAAGAAATTTACAATATCTAAAGTTACAGATATTTGTGGTTCTTTGATCTTTTCAAATTCTTTAACTCCCCAATCATATAAATCCTGAGCATCCGATATATTTGAATTGGAAATCTCTTTTTCTATTATAAAATAATTTCTTTCAGCAATCTGTTCAGTGGTAAAATTATTTTCTATAGAAATTGTATTTTGCAAATTTGTTATTTGTAAATTTACAGATACTATACTTGCATTTATAACATCAATCTCTGCCTGTTTTTCATCAATTAATACTTGTTGTGCAACTTTTTGTGCCAATAAAATTGTAGTATCAGCAGAAGTTGACTGTGCAATATCTAAATTATTAAGAATTATATTCATTACAGTATTTAAATCTGTTAACTCTGTACTTTTTGTAATTAATGTTTCTCGAAATGCATTTAAATTACTTAAATATGTAGTAAAATTACCTTTAGATGAAACTATTAAAGCATTATAACTTACCATTGCATCTATGAGACTTTGGCTCATATAATCAGGATTCATAAAATATCCATAATTTTCAATAAAATTATTTCCCGTTTGTGATACTGAAGAAATAGTTAAATCATCTTTTCCAAATACTTTAAGTCTTGTTACCATTTCATCTGCAGAAGAAATTAATGTTACTTCCTTCATCAATTTTTGAGTTGAAAATCTTAGTCCACGATTAACACCAAAATCATCTGGATTATACATTGATATTGTTCTGTCTGTAGTATTCCAAATAATTAATGCAGTGAATGTTGAAGCTATCTGATTTATACTGTCTAATACAGTAGCAGAAGAAATTTCTATTGGTCTATAAAGGATATCAAAAGATGCGTCTATATAATCGATTTTCCATAAAGTTTCTGCTAAAATTTCATTTAGTACAGTAGAGCAATTACTTGGCATTGCTTCTCCATTAATAGGGGCAGATTTATATGCACGAATATTTTTAGATGCCAATTCATAAGGAAGAGAGTATGCATGAACAGTTCTTGAATCAGTAGAATCATTAGTTTGATCAGTAATTTTATTAATTATGTAAAATTCTATATAATTTCCTTTTACAAATTTTAATAAATACTTTTCTTTTATCTTATCAAAATTTGGATTACTTTGTAAAACATGATGAATTTCAATTTCTGATGTAATTTCAAAAGAAATTTCATTGAGAGAAGCTAATTTATAATTTGAAGTAATATTATAAGCTTCTGATAATTTAGCTACAATTGTACGATTTGGCATACATAAATATATTTCTGGTTTTACAACTGTTTTTGTAAAATCTATAGATGCAAGCAATATATTTTCACCACCTTAAATTAACTTTTATATTTATTTAACTATTAAAAAATCTTTTTATGATACTTCTTCTAGTTTAGATGTTAATATTTCTTCTATGTTATTAAAATCATAATACCAAATTTCAAGAAAGTTATACCCATTTGATAAAGCATATTCCTTCTTGCGTCTATCATGTTCTTGTTGAATTCTAAATTCTTCTGGTGTTTGATTTCCTGCCGTCCCATCATGGTATTCACCTTGATACTCTATAAGTAAATTATATTTAGGTAAATAAAAATCATAAGATAATAATCCATTTCCAACACCTAATAAGTTTTTAAATGTTTTTTGTGGAATAAAATATATGTTATTATTTTTATTTATTAATTTATCATACTCTTCTTGAATTATTTCTATATATTCTTTAGATATAAAAACTCTTTTACATTCTTTTTCACCTTTAGACTTATTACATTCTGGACATCCTCTATTATTATTTCTTTTTGCAATCTGTGTAAACCATTCATTACCACATTCTTTACATTTCCACCAAACTTCTTGATTGGCATTTGGACAATACTCCTCTGGATTTTTCTTGTTTTTATCATAATTCCATTCTCCACACAATCCAGGATTACAGACCAATAAATTATATTCTTCTGAAGGGACTTTACCTGAACAATAAGGACAATTAGTATTATTCCTATTATTTATGGATGTTTTCCAAATGTGCTTAGAATTATTGTGACATAACCACCAAACTTCTTTACTACTACATGAAGTTACATTCCAAGGAGTTAAATCACCGTTAAACGTAGGATGAAATTCTTTGGCTAATTCAGGATTCTTAGTAGCAAGACAATTAGACAAAGTTACTTGATTGCCTGAACAAACACCGCAACCATGATCACAAAAAATATCATTCCATGTATTAGAAAATATTTCTTGACACCCATCTTTTAAACATTGCCATTTTAATTTAATAGTATTACCTTGATATATTTGATTATCGATCAATATAAAAGGCTTATTATTTAATTTACACCATAATTTTATATTTTGTATTGTATATGGATTTCGTTTTTCAAATTTAGAAGGTTTTCTGCATGATATTAAATTACATAATGTAACAAAATATAAATATCCTTCTACATCTTCTAAAATTAATTTTATTTTAGTATTACTGTATTTCTCACTTATTAGTTTATATCCTAAATTATTAACTATTATTTTCACTTCTTCATATGTATATCTAGTAGTTTTTCCTCTCATAATATCAACTCCTCAAATTTGATTCATATTCTTCTTCATTCCCTCAAAAACTACACAACAAAATAGAGCAGAAGTGTTGAGGACACTTTGTCGTTGGTTTGCAATTCCAACCCATCTGCTCTAAAAATTTTCTTATTAAATTAACAAATATTAATAAAATCATATTTAATTTATACGAGAAATCGAAATTCGTAATAAAATTGTAATTTAACATTTCCGTATATTTGTAAAGAATTTATTCCATATGGTATAGTCATAAAAACTGAATCAGATGAAAGTTTGTCATACCTATAAGTTAAAATTTGATCTGTTGTTATATCTTCATTTTCAGTATTAATTGTAATAATTTCATTATTTGCAATTCCTGTAAAACTCATTTTCTTTCCTCCATCAGACAAATTCACAATAGAAAAAGTTCCACCAGATATTACTTGAATTGTAGCAACAAAAAACATATTAATATCGCCACTATTAGTTAAAGTTATATTCGTTCCACCTACTTCATTAGAAGATAAATCATATAAAACTGTAGAATAAACTGGAGAAAATACATATGGTGAATTTAATCTGAATTGCAGACTAATATATCCTTGACTATTTCCTGTGTGTATTAAATTATTTTCATCTACACAAAGAGCATAATATATTTTATCTGGATTGGAAGAAAATATAAGAGGACAATAATAATCCTTTTTTAAAGCCCTTGATACTGAGTGAAGTTTATCTTCATCAAATCCATCATAAAATGCAAAAGATACTTGAATTTGTTTAGGAGTTTCTTTTGCTTCGATAAAATATGGTTTTGGATTATATCTGGTTGTTTGTTCAATTATGTTTCTTGTTGATAAAAATGTTTCCTGATATAAACCAGAATTATCAACGTGAACATTCATAATGCCAAATTCTTCATAAAAGTTAATTCCATCATATGTAAAATAGAGGGATTCTGATATGGACATTGTTTATATCACCTCCTATTGTTTGTTTTAATATTTCTTCAACTGTTTTCATAATCCCAATACCATATTCCTAATAAATTTTATTTTCTAACTTCTTCAATGGTATATTTTTCATTTATTATCAACTCCTCAAATTTAATCTTCCTAAATTCCTCAAAAATTTCACAACAAAAATAGAGCAGAAGTGCTTGAGGAACACTTTGTCATTGGTTTATAACTCCAACCTATATGCTCTAAAAAATATCTTATTAAAAGAAAAGTAAGTGATAAAATTAATTACCACTTACCCATTTTTTTAAGATTATTTGCTACAGAAGAGAATAAAAATTCTGCTCCTGCTTTATCTCCGTTGAGACTTTCTATATTTAGATTTAGATTATAAGTTTGAGAGCTATTACTTCCAGCCACACTAGTTAAATTTGGAGTAAAACTAGGTAATTTAATATTACTCATAATATTTTGCAAAGGATTTGCACTTATAATTTTATCCATAATACTAGTTATTGAAGGTAAATTGTTAACTAATTTTTCAAAACTTAGAGTTTGTTCGGCACTTAAAACCCTTTCTTTTGAATGTAATGTAGCTATTTTCCCAGACGAATCTCCCCAGTCTCCGGTATACCCACCAGTATCATATGAACCAGTCTTACTAGTTTTAAATCTCTGTACAGTTCCATCTGCTGTAATCGTATATTCTTGACCATCTGTATATGATTGTAATGGAGTTACAGCATAATTAGAATCATTCGTCTTCGTAATAGTAACTGGGACTTCTTTTCCTTGACTATCCACAACTTTAACTACAGGAGTTCCATGAGCACTAGAATAACCTATATTCCAAACCTTATTAGCATTTACTGTAGGAATATTTCCATCTGCATTATTATTTGCCATTTCTGTTGCTTGAGATTCATATGAGGTATTTGCTCTTGCTTGACTTGCTGACGATGCTTGAGCTTGAGAAGATTGTAATGCTGCTTGGGCTGCTAATGCTGATTGAGCATTTTGACTAGCTTCTGTTACTTGATCAATAATTTTCTGTAAACCTTGCCAACTAACACCCAAAGCATCAAGAGTTGCTTTATTTTGTGAAGAAAAATATGCGTTAAAAGCATCAAAATCACTTTGAATTTCAGCAAAATTTCCAGCATAAATTTCTTGTCTAATTCTAGCAAATTCTCGTTCATCATTTATCAGACCATCATAGTAAGCAGTAGTTA